AATGTAACAATACCAGTAGGGACTAACGGAGTTTCTGCTGGTACAATCACCGTTGGTGCTGGTTACACCGTCACAGTTCAAGGAGAGTGGAGAGTAGTATGACTAGTAAGATAGTTGTTAATAATATAGAAGCAGACGCTGGGGTTTCTACCGTTACTTTTGCAGGTGATATTAGTGTAACTGGTAGTGCTGGTGCCTTATCTGCGACTAGTGTTACTTCTTCTGGTGCCGTAACTGCTGGTAGTATTACTGTTGGAAATACTGTTATTAACTCTTCTTCTATTGGTATTGGAACTACAACAACAGCAGGACGCAATGCTGGTGTAGGGACTGCTCAAGGGACTATAATTTATAATACTACTACAAATACAGCACAAATTTATACTTCTAGTGAAGGGTGGGTTGATATTGGAAATAACGCACAATTTTCAGCAACTGGTGGAGACACTATAGATACTTCAACCAGAAGTGGTTATAAAGTTCACATTTTTACTTCACCTGGAACATTTTCAGTAGCGAGTGGTAGTAAAACTGTTGAATATGTTGTAGTCGCCGGAGGCGGTGGATCTGCTGCTCAAACCACAGTCGGTGGTGGTGGTGGAGGAGGAGTTAGGTCTGGCACATTAACAGCTTCAACTGGAGAATATCCAGTTGTTAGAGGTTCTGGTGGAGGAGGAGGTGGATGGGATACCGATGGCAGTAAAGGATCCGACTCTAATTTTGGTTCAATAACTGCTACTGGTGGTGGATTCGGTGGAGCTGACGAGACGCAAGGAGGACCTGGTGGTTCTGGTGGAGGATCTGGTGGTTCTGGTAGTTCTGCTCGCGCCGGTGGACCTGGAAATGAGGGTGGATATGATCCAGTAGAAGGATATGATGGTGGACCAAATAAACCAGCAAGAACTTCCCCATACACCTCTGGAGGTGGTGGTGGTGCTGGACAGGCTGGATTTGGTGGTGATACTAATGCTGGAAATGGTGGAAATGGATTCCCTTCTTCTATTACTGGTATAGCAACTTATTATGGCGGTGGCGGCGGCGGAGCTTCGTCTGTTTATGGTGGATCTAATGGCACTGGTGGATTGGGTGGAGGTGGAACTGGGAGACAGGGAGCAGGTGGAGATAATGGAGTAGCAAATACCGGTGGTGGAGGAGGAGGATCTACTAACCCCGCACCAGGACATGTAGGTGGTTCTGGTGGCTCAGGTGTCATCATCATTGCTTACCCCACGGCATAAATATCTAAAAAACTCATAAGATGGCGAGTAATCTTCGTGTAGACCAGATAACATCATCCACGACTGGTAGTGTCTCAATCGGCACGGCAACCTTTACGGGTGGGTTATCTGGTGATATTACTGGACTGAATGTAACGGGTGTTATAACTGCGACGACACTGAATCAGAATCTTGGTGCTGGTTCTAGTATTACTATTGGTGATACTTTTATTAAACAAGGTGCTGTTGGTTTAGGCACAACAGATACAGCAGGACGCAATGCTGGTGTAGGGACTGCTACAGGAACTTTGATTTATAATACGACAACAGATCAACTGGAAGTTTATACTCCAGGTGGATGGCAAGTTGGTGCAAAAATACCATTTACTGCTACTGGTGGAACAGAAGATACCTCATCAAGATCTGGATATAAGATTCATACCTTTAGTAGTCCAGGAAGTTTGATAGTTAGTGGTGGATCTAAAAGTGTAGAATATTTGATTGTTGGTGGTGGTGGAGGCGCCGGTGCCTACGGCGGCGGAGGCGCTGGAGGAATGAGAACTGGAAGTGTAACTTTATCTCCAGGAACTTATCCTGTGATTAGAGGTGCTGGAGGCGGTGGCAGTGGTCAAGGTGGTAGTGGAGTTCCATCAGTCTTTAACAATACGGGTGTTGGTATTAGTTCTATAACTTCTGAAGGTGGTGGTGGTGGCGCTCCAAACGGCACTGCAGGACAACCTGGTGGATCTGGTGGTGGAGGAGGTGGATATTTTGGAACTTTTCCTGGAGGAACAGGAAATAGAGTAGCAGGAACCTCAACACCTGTGCCGTCACAAGGAAATGATGGCGGAGCTGGAACTTCTGATGATGTTTCATATACTGCTGGAGGCGGAGGCGGAGGTGCAGGTGCCGTTGGAGGTGCTGCAAATACTCCAGCAGCAAGACAAGGTGGAAATGGTGGAGATGGATCTTCATCATCAATAACAGGTTCTTCAGTAACGTATGCTGGTGGAGGTGGTGGCGCTACAAATAATGCATCACCATATATTGGAGGAACTGGTGGTTCTGGAGGTGGTGGTAACGGTGCTGAAGGTGGCGGCACTGGTGCAACTGCCGGTACTGATGGACTTGGTGGTGGAGGAGGTGCAAAGGTTCCAGCACCATACGGACTTAATGGCGGATCAGGTATCGTCATCATTGCTTACCCAACAGCATAAGTTGTGCTATAATACATAATAAAAAACACAACTGATATGAATTTTGCAGTATATTCAAAGGATAACTGTCCTTATTGCTCTAAAGTCAAACAGGTATTGGAGTTGACTGGCAACAACTTTGTGGTGTATAATCTTGGTGAGGACTTTACCAAGGAAGAGTTTTACTCTGAGTTTGGGGAAGGGTCTACATTCCCACAAGTCATTTGTGATGAGAAAAAAATAGGAGGATCCGTTGACACAATCCAATTCCTCAGGGAGCAACAAGTCATCAAGTCCTGACATAAATAAATCAGAAGACCACAGAAACCGTGGCGTTGAAATCATTCTTAATGGAGGTAAGAGAAAGCAAACGCAACCATTCCACATCATCTTTGAAAAGATGGTTTGCTTTCTGAATCGGGAAGTTACCATCTACTTTGAATTCTCCTTTAAATCAAAGAAGAGACGACTAGTATCCCGAGGTAAAAGAAATGTTAGCAGTTAGTTTAGTATTCGGTTCATTTCTAACCGTATTATTTCTTGTAGTGGGACTAATAGGAGGTTGGGTTGCACGAGAATATATGATGAACTATCGGGAGATTCCAAGACCTCACCCCGAAATGTTTGACGGACAAGGGAATCTTATCCCAGATGAGGTGATTGCATTTAACTTTGAGAACTATCATGACTACGAAATCAACGACGACGAAGAAGACGAGTAAGCCTAGAGCACAAGTGCAGAAGGGTCCTCCGCAGACCCTTCCAGAACTTCCAAGAAATCCTCTTATCTTTGAGATTTTGGATGTTGTTTCAAAGCAGAGGACAAAGGCAAAGAAGATTGCTGCTCTGAAAAAGTATGAAGAAGTGCCTCTGAAGATGGTGCTTATCTGGAACTTTGATGAGAGTGCTGTTTCTATGCTCCCACCAGGTGATGTGCCTTATGCTCAATATGATGAGCAAACGACCAACACTGGTAGTTTCAACACTAAACTGACTGAAGACATTCGTCGGATGTATGAAACTGGGTCATTCTCTATGGGTGTGACTGACCAACAAGCACGCACTACTATTCGTAGAGAGTGTAAGAAGTTTTACTACTTCCTCAAGGGTGGCAGTCCTGGACTAAGCAACCTCCGTCGAGAAAGTATGTTTATCAACCTTCTTCAAGGTCTTCATCCTCTTGAAGCAGAAATCATTTGCTTGATTAAGGATGGAAAACTCTCCGACAAATATAATCTTACTAAGGAGATTGTTGCCGAAGCTTATCCTGATATTGTCTGGGGGAATCGCTCCTGATGGGAAAGGGTATTAATATTATTCACACCAACTGCGACCCTTCCCTAGCAGAAGACTCTTCACTTCCACGAGATTCGTATCTTGTAACTTATGGAGACAATAGTGAAGAGAGGTTTGATGTGGTCCAAGGACTTCAATCAGATATCTTCGACCACTACTGGGACAAGTATCGTGATGTCAGGGGAATGAAATGGACTGATGGTAAATGTAACCCTAAGATGTGGGGATACAAGGCACCTGATTCCAAAAAGAGAAAGTAGTTTCCCTTATCGTCGGAAAAAACTCCGGCAAAATTTTGAGTCTGTAAGGTTTTGTATCACATTTTACAAAACTCACTTGCTAAATAATCTCAACAGGGGTATAATACCCTTACGTTCATCCTATGTTATCACTAGCACTGATTTTTTTTAGTCATATCGAACCTGAGCTTTTTCTTAGGTGCGAAGACTATCTTTGGTTAAAACAGGGGTTGGAAGAGAGTAGTCTCTTCACACCTGCGGAAAAGTTGGATATCACCCTTCATTGGATG